ACTAGGGGAGAGATAGGTATGCAATACGATGCTATAAAATTACCGCATGGTTCAAAAATAAAATTTCCAAGTTGTTACACAGCTCACACAGATAAAACAGGATATTGGGACTTTTCTCAATTCCTAAACTCAGACGGAAGTCCATTAGGTGGAAACATAGATTCACAACATGTATCTGATGCTGGGTATGGAATGATGGACGATAACAGTATATATGATGATTATAAAGACTAATTATGCCAAAACAGTTTCCTAACGAAATCAAACTAAAAGCAATGGAGTTATTTCTTGATGGCTCTTTGACGGCTAAAGAAATAGCTGATGAAGTGTCTACAGAAGAGCACGTTGTTTCCCCTCCTACTATTTATATGTGGGCACGAAAAGAAAAATGGGGGGAACAAAAGATTCAAGAGTATGTTGATAGTCAATCTAATGTAGCGAGAAAAAAGGCTAAAGATTACTCTGAAATTCAAGAAGACCAAATGAATCAATACACAGATATGGCCACTAAAGCTTCCGCAGAATTAAAGGGATTAACTTTTGATAGAGCTTTAGATGCTACTAGAGCAGTAGACATAGCCGTAAAAGGTCAACGTGAAGTCATGCAAGGAATGATAAACATGCAATTTGTAAATGATATTATGGAAGTTTTGTTGCAAGAGATAGACGATAAAGATACGGTACAAAGAATTGCTGCAAAGTTAGCAAATGTTTACATGCTACACGAAGATTCTTAGGTATGGCAAAAGAAATAGTAAATATTCAAGATGCGTTCAAAGCTTTATCTAAAGGATTAACAGAACAGAAAAAACATGATGTTGGTTCTTTTAGAGAGTTCATTGAAAATATATGGGCTCAATCATATGACAACCCAGAGTATTTTAAAGCGTGGCATGTTTCCTTATTAGCCGAAGACATTGAAGAGTGTTTAGAGACAGGCATGAACTACGTAGGTATATTACCTCGTGGTCATTTTAAATCAACTATTTTAGGACATGCATTTAGTGTTTGGAGATTGTTGAAAGCTCCTAGAGATATGTCTATACTTTACCTATCTTATAGTGATGGTATGGCGAAATATCATATTGCTGAGATAAATAAAACTATTGCAAGAAATCCTATCATACCTGAGCTGCTTATAAATAGAAGTCCTAAAGCAGATTACTCAGCTAGATTTTATAAGAACAATCAACCTATGGAAATAATGCATGGTGGGTTGTTTTCTTTCAAACGAGGTATGCACGTCAATGGTGCTCTAGTCGCTGATGACGTATTGAG